CAGAACTACTATAATGTATTCTGTGTTTAAAACCTCGTGGAAATGTTCACAGATGATAAGTAGAATATATCGTATTCTATTAGGTGAGGAAGACTTGCCCACTTCAGAAAGAAGTGTATTTTATAAAAACAAATCATATACAGACAAAGTTTACAACAAAGCTATAGATGATATGATAAAAGACAAAGATAGATAATATGGCATTTAAACTACCAAAAAGAAGTTCGTTTAAACAAAAAGGCAAAGAGAATGAGTATGGCTCAACACCTATAATGCGTATGGATTTAGATGAAGGAATATTAGGAGAAGCTAATGACGATGGTAGTATATACATATCTAAAAATATAAAGCCTGGTAGCAAAGAAGAAAGATCAGTATTAATGCACGAGATGAAGCATATAACCGATATGAAGCTTGGTAAGCTAGGTTATACTGATAAAGAAGTTACTTGGAACGGTGATACTTATCCAAGAAAAGATGGTTATATAAAATTTGAAGGTAGATGGTATCAAGAAGGAGACAAAGCGTTTCCTTGGGAACAACATTAAACATAATATATGTGGAGCTTATTTAAAGATAAAAACGAAATAAACGAAAAAAATATAGTTGGATTTGCATCATTTGTAGTAATGTGTTTGTTTGCAGTAGCAGATCTTGTAACTAGTTTTATATTCATAGATGGTAAGTTAGTAATTAACGAAGTAATATATAATTCATTCGTATGGGTAACATTAGGATGTTTTGGTATTAGCTCTTTTGAAAAAGTAAAAACAAAATAATATGGCTTTTAAGATGAAAGGATTTAGTGGTTTTAAAAACTCACCAAATAAACAAGAAGGACCAATAGACAGAAAAAATCCAAAGATAAAAAAAGGTGAAATGAAAGGTACTTATGTATATCAAGGTGATAATATGAGAGAAAGATTAAACTCTTTAGAAGAACGAGTTAGTTATTTAAGAGATGACCTTGTAGGTTTTCCTGACAAACAAAAAGAAAAAGACATGAGAGCCTTACAAGTAGAAGCAGATATTATTAGAAAAAGATTAAAAACTAAAAGTGGTGGAGTTACAGGTATAAAACCAGGTTATACTGACGGTAAAAGAGACAAGAGTAAAGATAAGTATTACGGGAAAAAAGGCCCATTAGGAGCGGATTAATATGTTAAATAAAATATTCTCTGCAGGAGCAGCTGATTTAGTTAAAAACGTTGGAGGTGTGTTAGACAACTTAACAACTAGTAAAGAAGAAAAGCTTGAAGCAGAAAGAAAAATAAAAGAATTAATTGCTAACTACGAAGTTGAAATGGAAAAGAACATTACAGCTCGCTGGGAAGTAGACTTAAAATCAGACTCATGGCTAAGCAAAAATGTTAGGCCGTTAGTATTAATATTTTTAATAGTATGCACCATGCTATTAATATTTATAGACGCAGGTGCATTAAAGTTTAATGTGAAGGATTCATACATTGACTTATTACAACTAGTATTAATAACTGTGATCGGTGCTTATTTTGGTGGTCGATCACTAGAAAAAGTAAAAAAATAAAATTATGGGATTAATAAACAATATATCTGATATAGGGCAAATGGGTAGTGCTCATATTAAAGCTGCTGCTACAGATTTAAAACCACCTCACGGAAGAGTTATAGTAGCAATACAAGTTTTAAATGCTGCTGTTAAGTTTGATCAACTAGTAGCAGACACTAGTTTTGCTAGCGCTAAAGTAGATACAGCAGGTACTCTTGGTGATGGTATTGAGTATTTTGGAACAGCTACGCCAACAAGAGCTCAAGGTTTAGATCAAGCCGATGATACAGCAGAAGCTGTAGCGGTAGCTACTGACGTTGAGTTTCCAGCAGGAATAACTGTATATGGTAGATGGACTAGAGTTTCTTTGCAAGCAAACTCTACTCACGGTATAATATGTTATTATGGTCCTGCTCACAAACAATAGATAAACAATTAACTTAAATTAAATAAAATGGCAAAAAAAGAAAAAGTCGTAGACTTAAAACCAAAAGCAGAAAAAGTTACTGACGAACAATTAAAAAAAGTTCAAAACTTAGTAAACGTTATAAATAGAAATAATCTAGAAATAGGTTCTATGGAAATTAAAAAACACGAGATTATGCATAATATAGCAGGGCTTAGAGATGAGTTAGCTAAAATGCAGTCTGAGTTTGAAGCAGAATATGGAACTTATGATATCAATATACAAGACGGAACAATAAACTATTCAGAAAATGGCGAAGCTAATAAGGAAGATTAGTATAGGTAAAGACTATAAAAACGATGCCATGCACTATTCTGTTGGTCAAGAAGTTTACGGTGGTCATACTATTTGCGATATACTAGAAGAAAAAGATAAATATTCTATTTATATTAAAAAGAAAAAAGACGTATTACCTTGGAAAGACTTTAACAAAAACATGGCTGTATCTGTAGAATATAATCTAGAATACTAATGAAAAGTGTTTACAACTTTGTTGTAAAACCAAAAGGCAAAAGATATAACAATACTAAAAAAGTTGGAGACTCAGAGTTAATAATCAATACTGAGATATTCAATCATCAATATGTAAATAGAGAAGCTGTTGTTATATCAACCCCTATAGTTGGTGATACAGATATTGAAGCTGGCGATACAGTTATAGTGCATCATAATGTTTTTCGTAGGTGGCACAATGTTAAAGGTATAGAGAAAAATAGTAGAAGTTATTTTGATGAAAACACTTACTTTATAAATAACGATCAAATATTTTTATACAAAAGAAATAAAGACTGGATAGCACCAAAAGGTTATTGTTTTGTAAAACCTTTAAAAGCTGTTGACAAGTTTAATATTGATCAAGAAAAGCCTTTGCAAGGTGTAGTTAAATACTCTGATGGTACTGTAAATATAAACGAACTAGTAGGTTTTACACCAAACAGCGAATACGAATTTATAGTTGATGACGAAAGACTATATAGAGTTTTATCTAAATTTATTACAATTAAATATGAATATCAAGGAGACGAAGAAGAATATAATCCAAGCTGGGCGCAAAGCAGTTAACGAGCTGATTAAAGTTGCAGAAGAAAAGATTATTACAAACACTGAAGATGATGTATCAGCTGATAGACTAAAAAATGCAGCAGCTACTAAAAAATTAGCCATATTTGACGCATTTGAAATACTTAACAGAATCCAAGAAGAAAAAAACTTGCTTGAGGGAAAAACACCTGAAGAGACAAAGAAAAAAGTATTTAAAGGATTCGCAGAAGGTAGATCTAAGTAATGTACAAGCAAAGTTTAGTTAAGGTTGTAGAGCCTGTAAAGAAAACAACAATTACACGTTTAAACCGTGGTAAAAAATGGAAATATGGATACAATAAAGAACACGATATCGTTGTTATATCAAAGACTGGTCAAATCGGTGAAATACTTGAAATACAAAATTTGCGAATTGCGTTGCCAAAACAACCAGTGCAATTGCACACGCATGAATTAAACAAGTGGGTAAAGTTTGAGCAACCAAAAGAATTAAGCAAATTAAAAAACATATTTGATTGGAGGTCGTATCCTGAAGATCAAAAAGAAAAATGGTTTGATTATATAGACGAAGAGTTTAAACGAAGAGAAGAAGGTTTTTGGTTTATGAATAATAATAAACCAACTTATATAGTAGGCACGCACTATATGTATTTGCAATGGAGTAAAATAGATGTAGGTGCACCTGATTTTAGAGAAGCAAATAGATTATTCTTTATATTTTGGGAAGCCTGCAAGGCAGACAAAAGATGCTATGGTATGTGTTATTTAAAAAACAGACGTAGTGGTTTTTCTTTTATGAGTTCTGCCGAAACTGTTAACTTAGCTACTATTTCAAGTGATAGTAGATATGGTATATTATCTAAAACAGGTGCTGATGCTAAAAAAATGTTTACTGACAAAGTAGTACCTATTAGTATTAACTATCCGTTTTTCTTTAAACCAATACAAGATGGTATGGACAGGCCAAAAACAGAGCTTGCTTATAGAGTACCAGCTAGTAAGTTTACAAGAAAAAAGATAACTACTAATGAGCAGCTTGAAGAAATAGAAGGTTTAGACACTACTATTGACTGGAAAAATACTGGTGACAATAGTTATGACGGTGAAAAGCTAGCTTTATTAGTACACGACGAAAGTGGTAAATGGGAAAGACCAGATAATATATTAAACAACTGGCGTGTTACAAAAACATGTCTTAGATTAGGTAGTAGAATTATTGGTAAGTGCATGATGGGTTCAACTTCCAACTCCCTAGATAAAGGTGGAGATAACTTTAAAAAATTATACAATGCATCAGATGTCACTAAAAGAAATAGAAATGGTCAAACAGCATCTGGTCTATATTCTTTGTTTATCCCAATGGAATGGAACTACGAAGGATTTATTGACGAGTACGGAGTTCCAGTATTCAATACTCCTGACGTCGACGTGTTTGCCCCAGACGGTGAACTAATAGATATAGGTGTAATAGATCATTGGCAAAATGAAGCTGAAGGTTTAAAATCAGATCAAGATGCTTTAAACGAATTTTACAGACAGTTTCCAAGAACTGAAGAACATGCGTTTAGAGATGAAACAAAAAATAGTATATTTAATCTAGTAAAAATATACGAACAAATAGATTATAACGAAGAAATGTCTAGAACGTTAGGCATTACTACTGGTAATTTTCAATGGGTTAATGGTATTAAAGACTCACAAGTTATATTTTACCCTGATCAAAAAGGTAGATTTAAATTAAGTTGGGTACCGCCTCAACAATTACAGAATAGAGTGGTTATTAAAAACGGAGTGAAATATCCTGGTAATGAACACATGGGAGCGTTTGGTTGCGACTCGTATGATATATCAGGGACTGTAGATGGTAAAGGATCTAAAGGAGCATTACACGGCTTAACCAGGTTTAGTATGGAGGACGCTCCTGCGAATAGCTTCTTTTTAGAATACTTGTCAAGACCACCTACAGCTGAAATATTCTTTGAAGATGTATTAATGGCATTAGTGTTTTATGGTATGCCAATACTTGCAGAGAATAACAAACCGCGTCTTTTATATTATTTAAGACGTAGAGGCTATAGAGGTTTTAGCATGAACCGACCTGATAAACTTTGGAACAAGTTATCAATAGCAGAAAAAGAAGTTGGTGGTATACCAAACTCAAGCGAAGACATAAAACAAGCTCATGCTGCCGCTATTGAAATGTACATACAAGATCACGTAGGTATGAAGCAAGATGGTAGCTTTGGTAATTTGTATTTTAACGAATTACTAAATGATTGGGCTAAATTTGATATAAACAAAAGAACAAAATTTGATGCGTCTATAAGTAGTGGTTTAGCTATAATGGCTAATAATAGACACTTATATAGACCAAATGTAAAGGTTGAAAAACCAAAACTAAATATAAATATTTCTAAGTATTCTAATACTGGAACTAATTCACAAATAATAAAATAAATGGCATATTCTACTAAGAGTTATTTTCCAAGCCAAACTGTAAGTGATGCTGAAAAGTTAAGTTATGATTACGGTTTAAAAGTTGCTAAAGCCATAGAGACTGAGTGGTTTAACAATGACCGTAGTCTTAATAGATATATGAGTAATCGTAAAAATTACCATAATTTAAGGCTTTACGCTAGAGGCGAGCAATCAATACAAAAATATAAAGATGAGTTATCTATAAATGGTGACTTAAGCTATTTAAACTTAGACTGGAAACCTGTACCTATTATACCAAAGTTTGTTGATATACTTGTTAACGGTATGTCTGAAAGGCTATATGATATAAAAGTTTATTCTCAAGATCAGTATGGTGTTGACAAAAGAACTAAGTATATGGAAAGTCTTTTAACAGATATGAGAGTTCAAGGTTTAAATGATTTTACAGAGCAAGCTTTTGGTATACAAATGACAGAAAATGATCCTGATTCTTTACCTGAAAGCGAAGAAGAGCTACAATTACACATGCAGTTAACTTATAAACAAGCCGTAGAAATAGCAGAAGAACAAGCTATAAACATGTTGTTTGAAGGTAGTAATTACGAATTAATAAAAAAGAGATTTTATTATGATTTAGCGGTACTTGGTATTGGTGCTACTAAAACTTCTTTTAATACTTCTGAAGGTGCTAAAGTTGAGTACGTTGATCCAGCGGACTTAGTTTATTCTTACACAGACTCTCCTTATTTTGATGACATATATTATATTGGTGAAGTTAAATCTATACCAGTTAATGAACTTGCTAAACAGTTTCCTCATTTAACAGAAACTGATTTGGAAGAAATAATGAAAAACAAAAACTATACTAGAAATAATTATCAAAATAAATACACTGTAGACAAAGAAGATAATAACACTATACAGATACTGTATTTTAATTATAAAACTTATATGAACGAAGTTTATAAGATTAAAGAAACTGGTACTGGTTCTATGAAAATAATACCAAAAGATGATAGCTTTAATCCACCTGAAAATGTAGATTTTAATTTTTCTAAATTACAAAGATCAATAGAAGTTTTATACGAAGGCGCTTTAGTACTAGGTAGTGATAAGCTTTTAAAATACGAAATGGCTACAAATATGATGAGGCCAAAAAGCGATTATACTAAAGTTAAAATGAATTATTGTTTAGTAGCGCCGCGTATGTATGAAGGACGTATAGAATCACTTGTAAGTAGAATAACTGGATTTGCTGATATGATACAGTTAACGCATTTGAAACTGCAACAAGTTATGGCTCGTATGATACCTGATGGTGTTTATTTAGATGCTGATGGCTTAGCAGAAATAGATCTAGGTAATGGTACCAACTACAATCCACAAGAAGCTTTAAACATGTTCTTCCAAACAGGTAGTGTTATTGGTAGATCGTTTACTAGTGATGGTGATATGAATCCTGGTAAAGTACCTATTCAAGAAATACAGTCTGGTAGTGGTGGTAATAAAATGCAAACTCTTATAGCTAATTATAATTATTACTTACAGATGATAAGAGATACTACAGGTCTTAATGAAGCTAGAGATGGTAGTACGCCAGATAAAAATGCTTTAGTAGGCGTACAAAAATTAGCAGCAGCAAATAGCAATACTGCAACTAGACACATACTGCAAGCTGGTATGTATTTAACTGTAGAAACAGCGGAACGTTTGTCTCTTAGAATATCTGATATATTAGAATACTCTCCAACTGCTGACGCCTTTTTACAAGCTATTGGTGGACATAACTTAGCTACGTTAGATGAAATATCTGATTTACACTTATATGATTTTGGTATATTTATAGAACTAATGCCAGATGAAGAAGAAAAAGCTATATTAGAGAATAATATACAAATGGCATTGCAGCAACAAACAATAGATTTAGAAGATGCTATTGATCTTAGAGAAATTAAAAATGTTAAGCTAGCTAATCAAGTTTTAAAACTTAGAAGAAAAAAGAAAATAGCTAGAGACCAAGCGTTACAACAACAAAATATACAAGCGCAAGCTCAAGCAAATGCTCAGGCTCAACAAGTAGCAGCGCAAGCTGAAGTTCAAAAAAATCAAGCTTTAACACAAAGTCAAGCTCAGTTAGAGCAAACAAAATCTCAATTAAAAGCACAACAAATGCAACTTGAAGTTGAACATAAAATGAGATTAATGCGATTTGAGTATGAAATAAATAAAGCTTTGCAACAACAGCAAATGCAACAAATTGATTTAAAAGAAACTAGAAAAGAAGATCGTAAAGATGAAAGAACAAGGATGCAAGCTTCTCAACAAAGTGAACTTATAGATCAAAGAATAAATAAGAAACCACCTAAAAACTTTGAGTCATCAGGTAATGATATATTAGGAGGTGGTTTTGGTTTAGGAAGATTTGATCCTGTTTAAAATTATTAATTATTATTATATTATATTATGGAAGAAAAAAATGAAAACGTAGTTGAAGAAACTACACAAGATACAACTGAACAAGTTGAAGAAGTAACAAAAGTTGATATGAGCAAATTTAATTCTGCTGATGACCCTGATGTTATTAAAGTAGACTTAAGTAATCCACCAAAAATAGAAGAAGATGCCACTAGAAAGCAAAGCACAGATGAGGTACCTGTTCGCGACGAATCCAAAACTAGCGAAGAAGTACGTGAAGAAAACATCGAAACAAAAGATGAAGAACCTGCCGGAGAAAAAAGCTCCGACGAAGTTCAAAATGAGACTACACCCGTTATTGAGGAAATAACAGATGAAGAAGTAGAAGAAAAAGTAGAAGAAGTAGCAGAGCAAGTTGAAGAAGCAATTGCTGAAGCTGAAGCTACTGGCAAACCACTTCCTGAAAACATACAAAAGCTTATGGATTTTATGGAAGAAACTGGTGGTGATTTAAATGACTATGTTAAATTAAATCAAGATTATAGCAAGTTAGATAATCAAGATTTACTATATGAATATTATAGACAAACTAAACCACATTTAAATGCAGAAGAAATTAACTTCCTTATGGAAGACACTTTTTCATACGACGAAGAAGTTGATGATGAAAAGGAAATACGAAGAAAAAAATTAGCGTTAAAAGAGCAAGTTGCCAGCGCTAGAAGCCACTTGGACGGGCAAAAGTCCAAATACTATGAAGAAATCAAAGCTGGAAGTAAGCTTACAAGTGAGCAACAAAAAGCAGTTGATTTCTTTAATAGATATAACAAAGAGTCAGAAGAGACTAAAAAAGTAGCAGATAAACAAACACGTACTTTTTTAAATAAAACAAATAGTTTTTTTGGAGACAAGTTCAAAGGTTTTGAATATAACGTCGGTGATAAAAAGTATAGGTTTAACGTGAACAATGCTAATGAAGTTAAAGAAACACAAAGCGATATTAATAATTTTGTCAAAAAGTTTTTGAACGAAAATAATGAAATGTCAGATGCTGCGGGTTATCATAAATCTTTATTTACAGCAATGAACGCTGATGCTATTGCAAAACACTTTTACGAACAAGGTAAAGCTGATGCTATGAAAGATAGTATAGCTAAATCTAAAAATGTTAATATGAATCCAAGGCAGCAAC